GTAATCCGTCCCCGCCAAGGAAACGCTGCTTGCTCGGTCCCGCCATATGGATCAGCCAAACCATTGCCCGGTGCAACATCCATAAACAGAAATGGAGACATGGTCACCGCCATGCCGCGCGCGTTCATCTCTCTTATGCCTTGCACAACAGCACGGTCTGCCGGTGTGCCCCCATAATTGGGCGCGCGCTCAGCATCCGGCACATCTTCCCCCGCACTCGACGTAATCAACCACGCATCATCGCGATCGACGCCGCCAGCACGCCAGTCATAGGGCCGTGTCTGCTTGTCGCGCCGTTCAACACCCGGCCTGATCCGGCAAACGCCAGCACGCAAGTCATCGCCGAACCAGCCCACCGTCAGCGCCACACGTTTGGCGGCTGGCAGATCACGCTCAAGCTGATCAAGAGACACGAGCATATCCGTGCGTTGCGTGCTCGTATGCGTATTTTCAGGGGTTTCAATGTTTGGAAAAAAGTTCTGCCGAACTGGCTCGGTGCCATAAACAAACTCGCCGCTTGCCGGAATCAAATTCACGCCTTCAACGAGCGCCGACAATCGCATATCGTCCTCGGAGCTTGCGACCTCCCGCTGTATTTCGAATGAGAGCTGCGGCAACCGATTGCCAAATCGCTCCAGCGGCAAATCCTCGAACACCAAATAGGCCGTCCCGCGATAAGCCGGCGCACACCCGGCTCCTTCAATCGCTTCGATCAGCGGGTCTGGCATCTGAGTATCTGTGCCATGATAGAGCCTGTGCGGAAGGTCTGACAGCGCGATCACTTCGCCATTGGACCAGACACGGTCCACCCGATTGATCTCGCCTTCGCACAGCGCCACAGCGAAACTTGCCGAATAGGTAAAATTGGACACACGCGGCCCGCCCTTGCCGCCGCCAGCACTTTCAGTTGTTCTTGTCTCGCGCAACCGCGCCGCCCAGATCACCTGCCCGCCCACGCGCATCCGGCCATAGATATTCGGAATACCGGCCCCCTCGCGGCTTTCCATCAAACGGATGCTTTCTATGCGTGGTCCTTCGGTCGTGTTTCCGAAGATCGCGCCATCAATACGGCTGCCGACAAAATTGCCGATCGCGCCGCCGATGGCCGCACCTGATATAGAAAACCCCAGCGCGCCAATGCCTTGCGGCAGCAGGGCAGAACCTGCCGCCTGCCCCAAAGTCGAAAATGCAATTTGTGCCATATTTTCAATCCTCTATACTGGGAAATTGAAACGCCGAAGCAATCCGCCTTTGCCACCAGGGCACAAGCCGGGTTTCAACCACGGCATGCCCCCAATAGGCATGAATGATCCGGCGCTCTCCGCTGATAATTGCGCAGTGCTTTGCTGGGCATCCGATCCCCATACGGAACAAGAGCACATCACCGACATCCGCCTGCCCAACAGGAATTTCGACCAACCAGCGCTGCGCTGCCGCCAATAACGTCTCCTCACCGCGCATCTCTGCCCAGTCAGGAGTGTAAGGCGGCGCGCGCTCCGGCTCCTCTCCCAAATGTTCGCGCCAGACCCCTCGCAGCAATCCGAGACAATCGGTGCCGACGCCTTTCAGCGATGCCTGATGCTGGTAAGGCGTGCCAAGCCAACTACGCGCACTGATGATGATCTCTTCACGTGTCATCGCCGACCTCCGGTGTTTCCAGATGCGGCAGGCCCTGCCAGAACCGCGTCATTGCCTGGCATATGCGGGAACCCTCGAAAGTTCTCAGCGTTGCCAAACCGTGTTTTGCACGTCGCGAACCGTTGATCGCAGGCCAGTCCAGCAAATTGCGGATCGTCGAGACCGACCCCACACCGAGTATCTCCAAGCACCGCGTCGCAGCGCCTTGAAAATGTCCGGCCTACGGGTCGTTCAAAATCGGCCTTGAGCGAGACAAGCTCGGCCTCGAACCCGCCAATACCATGCGTGATTTCCGAGAACCGACCCGACCAGATTTGCACAAAAAGAGCGGGCGTTTCCCAGTCTACGCGAAACACATCCACGCGGGCGCCATCCCACAGTCCGGTATGTAAATCCTGTTCTGAAATCGCTTCACTCGACAACCCTCCAGAAGCACCTGCCTGCCCCGGTTGCAAACCGGCGTTGGCCGTAAACTCTCCGCCCGCCAAAGCCGCACCCGGTTCATACCGGATCCCGTCAACGAGCAAAGTGCGGTCATGTTCGGTCACCCCGACCACAAGACCGTCGGTTCGTGACAAACGCCAGCACAAGGCCGTTCGTGTCACTCCGCTTGAAAGCCGCGCTTCCAATTCCTGATCCAGATGTGGCATCTACACCTCCAGCAATTCAATGATCGGAACCTGCCTCGCGCTACCCGCGCCAAACGCTTCAATGCTTGTCTGCAAATGATCGGTGTCAAAGCGCACAGGCACATCGAACAGAAACCCCGCCGTCACCACTGCGCCCGCTTCGGGCGGCGATGAAAATCGCACTTCACCGTGCGTCGAGCTGATCACAATATCGCCCTGTTCAACGCCATTGATCGCAGCGCGCACCGAGCCGCTCACCGGCTTATGTATCCGCCGCGCGGTATCGCCATATTGTTTGACAAGCTCAAACACATCTTGCGTACCGTCACCCAGCCCGAGAACCTGATCGGTTGGCGTAATATCGGCTCCGGGTCGTCCGGACCGGTCATCCGTCAAATCGCGAAACCGGAACCCGTGCAGCCGCCCGGCTCGTGCTTCAAAAAACACCGTCAGATCGTGCAATTGCTCGATTTTAGTGATCGCGCCGCCTAGTTCCCAACGCCGACGCGACCCTGCCCAAACCCCATTGCGCACCTCGCCGCCGCTGGCCAATCCAACCACTTCCGTCCGCCGCTCCGGCCCACCTTGTCCACCAAAGGCCAATGGCAAGGGAAGCTGCACTTCATGAAACTCACTCAAGCTCATATGAACCGTCCTCCAGCCGCCGCCGCGCGTGCCAATGCGGTCGTGATGGCCCCGCGGCTAGACATGACAGATTGCGCGTTCGCTCCGGCGCCAAGGTTCATCGTCATGTTCACAGTTTGCGACGCTCCGCCGCCGCCAATGCCCGCCACCAGCGCTTCTGCCGCAATCCGCGCCAAATCCCGCAAGATCCCTTCCGCCATGCGCGAGAAGTCCAGCTCGCCGCTGCGGGCCGCCCGACCAAGCGCCGCCTCGATCCGCGTTCCCGCCTGATCAAATGCGCTTCCCAGTGCTTCGGCTGCCGCCCGCCCCGGTCCATCTGCTAGTTCCACCAGCGCATCGCCCGCGCGGGCCAAATCCCGATCAAATTCTTCCATGTCTATTGTCCTTTGTCTGGAAACCGTTCCATCAAATCGGCAAGTTCGACGGGGCGTATGCCAAGCGCCGCGCCGTCATCTGCCATCCATCGCCATTCGCGCAGGCTCAACGCCCAAAATTCCGCCGCAGGCACCCCCGCCGCGAGCGCCGCCCGCAACATCTCGCCCCAAGGCAGCATCAGCTCGCCAGCCCTAACCGGAACGCCTCGGCCACCGCCTTCGCAGCCGCCCCCGGCGAGAGATCAACTTTGTTGACACGCTCGGCCATTTCAGCCTCCCCGCCGCCCCGCAGTAGCGCCGCAATCACCACAACCAGATCGCCAGCCGATAATGCCCGCATCCGCAAATTCAGCTCCGCCAGTTCCTTACAGGCGAACGCCGTCTCGATTTCAGCCAAGGCTCCCAACGTCAAACACAGTCGCCGCTCTTCGCCGTCGACCATCAGACCAACTTCCCCGCGCGCGCCGTTCACACTCATGCTTCGCTCCTGAAGATCAAAGCGCCCGCACTTTCCAAAGTGACGGAGAATGCTGCCTCTCCATCATGCTCGCCGGAATAGGACAGCCCTGCGATCTGGAATGGCCCTTCGATCACGCCGAAGTCCGGCACAACAAGCTGCCAATTGCCAATCTCGCCGGCAAAAAACAGCGTCCGCATCCGTTCATCTGAAGGTTTGTCCTTGAACACACCCGACCCGCTCAACCGCGCCGACTTTACACCCGCCCCGCCAATCAATTCGCGCCATGCGTTAGGGCTGTCGGTATTGGTCCCGTCAACATTCGCTGCGGCCAATTGCAAGTTTTTGGTCCGCACCCCCGCAACCGTTGAAAACTGCCCTGCAGCATCAGCCAGTTTCAGCAATACATCACGTCCTCTTTGGCCTGCCATCAGCTTGCCTCCTCAGTTAAAATCCTTACGCGTAATATTCCGCGAAATGCCTGTCGGTCGCGTGTTCGAAAGACATCGCCATAGGTCGGATATGCCAAGACAACGACTTGGCCAGCAGGCGCTATATTCGCCCGTTCCACAGCCGCCCTCAAAGCGCCAAGTGCTTCCTTGGCATAGGCACGCCCGCCAAATCGCGAGGCCACTGCAAAGGTGAGAATATGCTCGGTACCGGCCGCATCAGCGGCGTTAGCTGGGCGCGTTTCATGCCGCTCAAGCGTGGCATAGGGATAAGATGGCCCTTGTGTCTCGTCGTCATAGACGCGCGCCGGATTGCCAAACTGTGCCTGTACATCGGGGTCCGCTCGCAACGCAGCCATCACAGCCTGCATAACCTTGGACTCCGCGCCAGCGCTTAAAAGAGTTCCATCCGCCATCAGAGCCGCACCCCCTTATAAGGGGCCAGCAAATCGTCGACCTCTTGCGGGAACACGTCTTCATCCCCGTCGCCATTGCGCAGCCTGTATCCTTGCCCGGCCAAGAGCTTCACCGCCAATTGCAAATCATCTGGGACAGCGTCTATGTCACCAAAGCCGGCCTCGAACTCGACCTCTATCCGCCCGCCCACAGGCAAGACGGGCAAAGTGCTCCATGGTTTCCGGCACAGTCGTCCGCCCTCCAGAACAAACTGCTCGGTAACATCGGTCACCTCTTCCCCGGCGACAATCCGCACAGCTTTCAGCGCCTGCAAAGGCGTTGGCCGCACAATCACACCGCGTCCAGCCAAGCCGGTCGGCCATCCCGAATACACAATCTGAATCGTGCGGCGCACAAGCGCCAAATCCAATTCCGCTTCAAGCCGCGCCCGCGCACTGGCAATCAAATCAACCACCAGCGCGTCTTCGCCCTCATGCCCGATCCGCAAATAATCCTTCACCGCAGACAGAGACACAGGTTCTCCGTCCGGCGGCACAATCACCGTCGTTTTCATTTCTGGTTCCTTTGTTCCCATCCCCTCCGAAGAGCGACCCGCGCGTAAAGCACGAGCCGCCCCCGATCCTCCGCGCAGGGAGGGGCATACGCGGAGAAACTTGTCTCAAATCCAATCAAACGAGGATCAGACTAGAACTGCATCACCTTGATCGCGTCGAAGTTCTGAACGCCGCCGCCAACGCGCTTGGTCGTGTAGAAAAGCACGAACGGCTTGGCCGAGAACGGATCACGCAAAACGCGCGTGCCGACACGGTCAACAATCAGATAGCCGCGCCGGAAGTCCCCAAAGGCAATCGCTGCATTGCCTGCACCTATGTCTGGCATGTCTTCAATTTCGGTAACGCCATAGCCCAGAAGCGTCGCCGCTTCGCCGCCAGTGCCCGGTTGCCACATATAGCGTCCATCAGCATCCTTGAGCTTACGCACTTCGGACACCGTCCGGCGGTTCATCACAAACCGGCCATTGGCACGAAACTGGGATTTGGGCGCATAGATCAGGTCGATCAGACCATCAGCTGCATTCGCTCCGCTAAAGTCGCCCTGAATGGCACCGATTGAGCCCCATTCATGTTGAGCGTCATCGACAATTGTATGGCTGAGCAAACCGCGCGGCTTACCGGCACCATCGCCTGTGATAAACGCCGCGCTCTCTTGCGCTGCAAAAGCCGCTTCGACCTCATCAGCAAGCCACGCATCGACATCCGAGAAAGCATCTTCAAGCAGCGTCTGTGTTGCCGCTGGCTGGGCAAACAGTTCGCCTGCCGGAAACTCGACAAGCGCCAAGCCGTCCGCTGCTGTCTGCGGGCGCGCCTCTGTTTCACTTGCCCAACGTGCTTCCACACCAAGCCCGATCGGCTTACGGAACGTGCCAGACGATGTTTGCCGTACTGTTGCAATCTGGCGCATCGGGCTTGCTGCCATCAGACGCGCTTCGATCAACTGGTCAAGCTCAGGCGGCGCGACATAGCCGCCTTGATCTTCTGTTCCAGAATTGAGCGATTTCAGGTCAAGCCCGGCAATACCGCTATCATCGCCAGAGCGGATATAACGGTTCCATGCGCCGGAGTGCTCGGCATTCACCGGATCATCCACGCCAGACAGATCGGCCCGTGCAGACTTCAAGCTCAATGCTTCAAGCCGCTTATCAATTCGGGCAAGCTTCTCATCCAATAGCGGATCAGCCTTGCCGCACTTCTCGATGTCGGCGAGCCGCGCATCATTTGCGTGCTTATACGCTTCGAACGCCGCCAGTGCTTCCACATTCGCCGCTTTCGTGTTCCGGCTCTTGGCCATTTTGGTTTCCTTGGTCATATTAGTCCTCTTCCATAAGATTGAGTCTCCCCGTCATCTCCCTCCAAGCGATGAGGGATCTGCAAGCTGCGCAATGAAGCGGGGCCTTCACTGGCCGTTCTGTTTAAATTTCCGTGTGCGCACCGATCAGGGCAAAGCGCGCCGAAGGCTGCATCGGCTCGGCCACAAGCGACACTTCAACAAGTTCAATATCGGTCAGCTCGCGCCCGCCTCCTGCCCGCCGCGTCCATAGCAAGGGCCGAAACCCTATCGACAAGCCGCTCAGACCGCCTCGCGCCAAAGCCCGTGCGCTGTCAGCTTCAACAAGCCCGCGTGCAAACAATCCGCGTCCGTCCTCGCGTAACATAATCCAGCGTCCGACGATCGCACCGCCGCGATGCTGCAATAACATTGGCGGCAATGGGCCCGCCCGCAAACTCCGCGCAAAAGCTCCCCCGCGCACCACATCGCGCGCCAAGTCCGCCACGCCGAAAAGTGCTGCATAGCCTTCGATCAAAATCGGACGCGCAATCCGTTCGCTTCGCAATTCCAATTCACTCGGCATCAATTTTCCTTTCGATACGATCAAGCTGTAGCCTTACGGACTCCAGTTCCGCCTCCAGCCGGGCCAGCCGTTCAGCCACCCCGCGCCCTTCGGCCACCGTTTCCTCGACCGTTGACAATCGTTCCCCCGCAGCCCCTGCCCAAACCAGCGCTCCTGCCGTCTGCATGAACACCGCAAAGACCAGTGCCAGAGTGATTTTCCGGTCTATCTTCATGCCGAAACACTCGCCAATGGCTCGGCCAGTTCGGGCAGTCCCGCCATGGCCCGTTTCTCGGCGACAGACATAAAGCTCGCCGCCTCAAGCCGCGCCCACAGGGCTTCGCGTTCGACTGATAAAGCCGGCACAGCATCAAGGTCAGTCTGCACTGAAACCTCCTCCTCAAAACACCCGCTAAGCCACAGCCCGATCCCGGCCGCCGTCTTGTTCACAAGCGGCAAAACCGTCATTCGCCAGAAGGCCAAATTCGCCTCCTTATAGTTCGAATACGTATTGTCCCCCGGAATGCCGAGCAGTTGCGGCGGCACGCCCAGCGCAAGGGCAATCTCGCGGGCGGCCCCGTTTCTCGCCTCCCGAAAATCCATCTCGGCAGGCGACAGGCTCATCGGTTTCCAGTCAAGCCCCCCCTCCAGCAATAAGGGACGCCCGGCGTTTTCCGCGCCAGCATGGGCTGTCTCAAGCTCGCCCAATCTGCGCTTGCATTGTGCAGGTCCAGTGCTTGGCGTGCACTTGCCAACGGAGCCAGCCCCGAAACATCACTGGCCGGATGATAACACTTCAACTGGAGAACAGGCGACCAGCCTTCTTCGTCGCGCATAATCCGGCGTTCACGCCGATCGACCGTATAAGTCCAGCCCGTGATCCAGCCGCGCCCATCCACCAGCGGTTTCACTCGCTCGGGGCGCAACATTTGCAACCCCCTCGGCGCCTTCTCACCCTCCAGCCGGACCGCCTCGACATACGCATTGCCCGTCATCTGCAATTGCGAATACAGCGTCTCCAGAAGGCTTGGTCCGGCTTCGTCAGGCATAGGCCGCGCCAGCAAGGCCGCCGTCGCCGCATGAGCGCTGACCATTGGCACCGAGGCGGCCGCTTCCGCCACCATCCGGATGCATCGATACGCCACCGCATTTCGCAAATATCCGTCCCGCATCAATGCCTCGCTTGAGCGCGATCCCCATCGGGCCGACCCAAGCTGCGACAGGGCCACCATCATAGAAGAGACAGACTTCGTCTCCTCTCCCTTTGTCCAAGGCAGTTTCATCTCGTCACTCCATTTTATCCTGTTTAAACTCCGCGCACCCTCGGGGCCTCGCGCCTGTCCAGCAGCAGCGCCCATACGCCCCATACCAGTGCATCCACACGGTCCGGCGAACCGGTAAATCCGTCCGCTCCGAAACTACACATCTCATCTTCAAGCGCCGTCAGTTGCCCGACATGGCGCACCCGTCCTGCCTCATAAAGCGCCGCCACAGGGCTCGCCCGCGCACGCTTTCCTGCCCGCGCCGTCACGAGCCGTACTGGAACCGGACACCCCGCGGTCTCCAATGCGTGACGTACCATCTCGCCTCCCTGATTGGCCTCGGCCACGACACAGCCCGCGCCAAGCCTGCTCGCCAATGCGCTCGCCCGACTGGCCCAATCAAGCGGGGAAAGCCCGCGCTCGGAAGCGTCTGCAAGAACCACCGCGAAAGGGGCCTGCTCGCCTAAATCTGCGCCCCGCCCAACCGCAACAATCCCGCACGCATCCGCTTTCGGGCCGCTGGTTGCGGGTGGATCAACCGCAATCACCAGATCATCCAATTGCGGCGCAATGCCCCCGCCATATCTTCAATCAGTTCGCCGTTCAGCTCCTGCCGCCCCAATCTTGTGCCGCCATAAGCACGTTGGATTTCCTCTAGAAACCCCGGCGCCAGATTGACCGCATTGTCCGCAGTGCCCGCCCGCGTCAGAACGCAGCGAGGGTCCGCCACCAGCCGCTTAATCAAAGGCACAGGGCGCGGCGTTGTCGTTGCCAGCGCGCGCGGATCATCTCCGAGCCGCAGCGCCATTTGCAACATATCCCATACACTTTGCGCATTTGCCCAGGCCGCAATCTCGTCACACCACGCCGCATCGAATTGCGGCCCCCGCAAACTGTCCGCATCCTCCGCCGAAAACACATGCGCCTCAGCCCCGTTTGGCCAGACAACCCGTCGCCGCGACACCTCATAGACCGGCGCTTCTTCCGTATCCGGCGTGATTACCCGCAAACCCGACGGGCCTTCAATCATCACTTCGCGTACATCAAGCAATGTCGGTCCAACCAATGCTGCGCGCCGACATCCCCCGTGCACCATGGCATAACGCAGCCATTCAGCGCCCGCTCTCGTCTTCCCCGCGCCGCGCCCCCCCATGAACAGCCACGTCCTCCAAGGTTGATCCATTGGTGGGCGCTGTGCCTCGCTCGCATTCATCAGAAACGGGTTCATCGCCATGTGTTGCATCTCCCCCCGCGTCAAGGATTGATCCAGAGAATTTCGCCATGTCTTTTGTTTCCATGCCCGCCAAGCGTCTGATTTCATTGCACAGCTCCTCATCACTCATGGACGTGATACGCTGGCGCGCCATTTCGATTTTGCGGTTCATAGCTCGTCGCTCCTCGACCCGTCTTTTCCAACCATGCCCTGTTTTAGCCCGGCTTGGTCTTCGGTCGGATTGTTCCGAGAAAACTGCTCTTCTTACAGGACATTATTCCTAATGACTGTTTGATTGGCGCGCTGTACCCCGCAATTATCTGGCAGAGTGAACTCCGATTTGATTACGAAGAGCAAGCAATCCGCCTTCACCTCGCCATGATTATCGCCCTATTAAGGCGCGTATGCTGCTATGCATGCAAGAATCGGCAGCAGAGTCGGGAAGAACGCCTCATGACACACACGGATACGTCCAGACCGAGCAGAAAGTGGCTCCGTTATGGGCTCATTGCCATTGCATTGTGTTGCCTTGCCGGCCTCCTTGCCGGTTTTGTCGGATGGCGCAGCCTGTATTCGGACATGCCCG